ACGGAGCAAACGTCGCTGTCGCTGGCTAATACGGATCTCTGGGTGTGGAAAGCGGGGGCAACGTCGCTGGTGTCGATGACAAGCTTGACGGTTACGGTTCGGTCAGCCATCACTATTCCTCGCTTGAATCAACAGGTTGATTTCTCGCCGCCGCCGTTCGCGTTCGATCCGCTGCTGCAATCGCATCCACACGACCGCGAATTCTTCGGCCAAATCGCTCTCGGGCCATCGCCCTGTAGCTTCGCATTTCCGGAGTTGATCCCGCAATCGGACAAGCTGCGGCGTCCATTCCACAGCGTTGTTCCAATTCCGGTCTTTGACGGGCACGGAGGCGGGGATTTTGGGGCACCGGTGACATGGCGGAACGGTCCCCTCGATTCGCTTCATCGGGACGTCGCCCCGAGTCTTGATCAACCCATCCTCGCCATACTGCCATGTTCGGCAATCATCACAAGTCCGGGCCCACTCGGGATGGAGTTCATCAATCGTCACAAGCTGAATCAGTTTTTTTTTGCTTCCGAAACCTTATTGGCGGAGCCCAGGATAATGGTCTCCATCGACCACCAATACGATTCCGGAACCCGCTTCAGGTTCTCGCTCTTCACGTCCACAATCTTCCCGTCGCGGTCCTGCACGTCCCAAGTCTTCACGTGCTTGAGAATGAGATCGTGGAGCATCTTCGCCCGGGCTTCGCCGTCATTTCCACGGGCGTTCATTCGATACTCGATCGATTCCGCAGGCAGGCAAGGGGTGAACGTGATCGAGATCGGCTCAGCTTGGCCTTCTGCGGTCACCGATTCGGTAATGGTCAACAGGTCATCGATCATGCATCGTGGCATTTCTACTCCTCAACGAGTTCAAGACAGAAATCATCCGGTATCACTTCGCCGGCCATCCCGAGGCAGGTCCAGATAGGCGGGTCGCCTTCCTGCCGGACAAACGAACGAGGTTCCCAAACGGGCAAGCCTGCAACGGTTCCATCTTCATTCAGCGGGTAATTGGCGTTGTCTGCCAATTTGAGGCCACACACGGAACATCTTTGGATAATCCGCTGATGAATACCGATCACCGGGCCGGCCAGATGGGTTACGCTCATGCGATGTACACCATTTTGTTGACATCAGCAAAATGGTCGCCGTTTACGGGACCAGATCAAACCGCACCGCCGGCAGCGTTCCATCCGCAGATTCGTAGCACACCCCGTTGAGCACGTGGTAAACCTCTTCTCGCATCGGCAATTCGATCGGCTGTTCGGGGAACTGCACCAGCGGCATTGTGATCGTCAACGACGAACTACCATTAGTGTAGGTGAGTGTGACCGGAACTCCGGCTTGACCCGCAGTGTAGAGGGCAGGAGCCTCGCCGAGCGGAAACGCCAGGGCCAAACGATAGTTTCGATCGACCTGGAAATTGGCCGTCTGGGTCAGGCTGTTGAGGTACCGATCCGGGATGTTCTTCTCAATGTTCAATGAGATGCTTCGCGTCGGCACGGCAACGCTATTCACGAGCACCGCGCCGGCCGTGTCCGTGTGCACCAGCGGCTGTTTCGTGATGTCGACCTGATCGTATGGAGGCGTGAGCGAAGGCCAGGCCAGTGTGTCATCGTAGTGCCGACCAATCAGCCCGAGATTCACGCTCAACGTCGGGTCAGCATCGCTGCTTTGGAAGGATGCCGTTCGAATCGCGTTGTAGTAGTAGGTGTGAATCTTCGGCGATGATTGCCCATCGTTGTAGGCAAGCGATTGCTCAGGAGCCGAATTCGACCACGGGTAAAAGGTCGAGGAGCCCGTCACGACCGGGGTTCCACCGGTGAGCCAGGGCAGGATCAAAGCCAGCTCAAATGTTGTCGGCGATGGCATCGAGAGTTGCGGCTGGACCATCTTCCGCACGGTCCGGACACGGTTGATATTCCGGTCCATCTTCCCGCGGTTGCGGTTCCCGTCCACGACCTGGAGTCCGACACCGACTTGGAAATTCGCGAAATCGATCCGACGATTTGGAGCAACGCCAGCGGTCCCTATGGCAAGCTGGCCGAGAGTTGTGATGATGGCGTTTGACATATTTATGACCCAAAACCCTTCGTTTCTCGGGTGATACAACGGATTGTCATTTCCGACCCCAACAATTGGTACGGGTCAGTCGTCGCATACAACGGACGCATTTTCATCACGACGGGGCCGGGTTCCACACGCGTCATTTTCACGCGGGTTTGGCCGGGCAATCGCTGGCCGTCGAACGCATGCCGAATCGCCTGCCGCCACGCGTCGAAGTGGCTCGATTCGCTGTCTTGGATCATGTCTTGCCGGTCGGCGATGAGCACCCGAACCGGGTGTCCCCAGTCGGTGATGGAGTTCGCACCGCCTGTGTCCGTTTCGCCCGCGCTGTCAGGGATGGTCACGAAAACAACCGGGTATTGAACGGTCATGTCGTTCGGCTTGAGCTGAATCACAACGTTATCGTTGATGCCCGGCAGAGCCAACAATTGAATCCGGGCCTGGACCGCGATACGGCAAGCCACCGATTCCGCAAGGGTTGTGTCCTGGATCGTCTGGTAGACAAGCGGACTGACGTTTGTACCCTGGATGGCCTGGAAGAAATAATGACCCGGAATCATCGTCGTCGGGGAGCTTGCCCCGTCGCCGGTGAAACTCCAGACGGTTGAGGATGCCGTTTGCTGGCCCTCGATGCCCCGGAATCGCGTGGCGATCACCGACCCGGCACCAGATGAGCCCGTGACGGTAAACGTCGCGGTGAGATCGAGATTATCGACGACGGATAAGTTCATCGTCCGATTGCCTCCACAATAGCATCGACCACTTTGTCGGCGATCCTATCTTCGACCGATTGAATCATTTCTTCCGAGAATCCCACGAACGGCCGGGCCGGCACCTCAACGGGACCAACGGTCAGAGCGTAAACCGCCTCACCGCTTTCATCGCGGAGAACGCCCTTGGTCCCCTGTTTGTTGATGATGGGAGTGAGTTCGCCCGGGTAATTCCTCGCCCCGCCCGCTCGGGCCGCTTCTTCCGTCAAAGGGATCGTGAGGAACTTCGCATGCACCGGGACGATGGTTCCGCCGTCTTGCATGAGTCTGGATTGCGGAGAATCGGACGTCAGATCGAGTTCCGTCGGGGCTGGTACGCTCGCCTCGATGCCGGCGATCATCTTGCCCGTGTCATTCAGCGGGCCACCGTTACCCCATTTCCGCGGGTGTTTCGAGGGGGCGAAGGAAGAGCCGTCGGGACTGACCTGGTTCAACGCGTTGACTTTGCACTCTTCCGCCATGGTCGGTGCGATCTCGGTCAATGCAGAATAAACCGCCCGATCAATGGTGATCTTGGCGATTCGTTCGGCCAGGCCTTCCCGCGTGAGTTCCTTCACTTAGTACACCGTGTTTTCGTTGGTCTTCCAGTAGGTTTGGTCAAGCCGCCCGCCGACAATGACCGCACCGCCGAATGTGTCATCCACGCCATCACCGTTCGAGTCGGCAGGCTCCGTTGTGCTCGGGATAATGGGGTTCCCCGAGGTGTCCATAATCGCGAGTTTTTCGAGCCGTGGAGTGAGGTTCAGCTCGCGAATGAAGTCGAGCGGATACCCGCCCAATGATGCACCGTTGACCAATGTCCAATACATTGCAATCTGTAGGTTGTAAAACCTCGCAGACGCCCATTTGTCGATATCCGCTACCGAGAAGCCACGCCCGCCCAATGCCGCAAGAATGTCCTGGTACGCCTGCTGAATGGCTTCCTGGACAATTCCATTCCAGACCGCCGGCAACGCGTTCGGGCCGTTGTTGATCTTCAACCGCCGCGCGAGCGATTCCAGGACCTCTTCGTCTTTCACATAAGGGCCAGGCATGGCGTTCCCCGGTTGAGATTACTTGGTGCTTCCCATCTTCACGGCCAAGTCATAGAGATCGACCATCACAACTTTGCCGTTTTTGGCGACCTGCATAATCGGATTGCCATCCTGCACGCTGATTACAACCGCAGGGGATGTGTCCTTTCTGGGATTGCCCCATATCGCCACTGCCGGAACACCGCCCTGCTCAAAAAAAGCTACAGACGAGCCGTTCTTGCTTGGTAACGTGGCCCAGACGCCATCCTTCTGCACAGCGATTTTCACTTGATCTGTACTGATCTTCTCGTTCCCCGCCTGCAGGCAAGTTGCCGCAATGGCAACGAAAGAAAAGCACAGAATTGCCATGGCAAATTTTCGCATCATCCATCCTCGATCCCGGGAACTGCCGGGCCAGATGTTATTTCGCCGGAGCCGTGTGGCTCTCGAGCAGATCCTGGAGCTTCTTGTTCTCGATCGTCAGCGTGTCATGGCTGTTTCGCAGAGTCTGCAGTTCGGCTTGCAACCCCTGGATTTTCTGCGTGGCCGCCTTCAGATCGTCCTCGTTCGCCAGGTTCTTGCTGGCGTTGCCTTTCAGCTGTTCGTCAACAAGGGCTTTCTGCTGGAGCAGGCGGTTGTAATCGTCCTGGAGTTTCTGGAAGGCCGCGAAAACCTTCTCGCTGTCCGGCAGCGGAGCGGCAGGAGTTCCGACTTCAAGAGTCGTCGGCACGATGAGTTCGCGTTCCATCGCAATCGCAGCCGTATACCCCGATTTCAAAACCTCGGCTTCCGAGATCACAGTGCCTTTGGGGTTCCCGGCGAAATGCGAAACGATAATCTGATAGTTCGACATGGATGGTTTCCGGAAATATTGAGTCAGGAATTGAAGGGAGCCTGTATAGACCCCCTTCAAATTGAGATTGATCATGTGTAGCTGATGCCGCAAGCCGCGGACGGGTAGTGAATCACTGGGCCACCGTGCATGACGATGTCCAACTCATACCGCCACGGGGCTTGGTTGATGTACCGCAGGTCCACATAGAGACCCTTGGTCCACTCGAGATCCGCCTGATTGCTCAGCGGGGCCGAGTACGGATTCGCGGGAACGCCAGCCGGGGGCGACGAACCCATGTTCCGTGTCAGGCAGAACATGCCAAGCTTCTGACCGCTGGGGCGGTTACCCAGCCAGATCATGGTTTTCAGCGGCAGAATACGCACAAAGTTGGCGTAGTTCTGGTTGCGGGCATCCGTCAGGGTCGGGAAGTAACCCGGCTCGTACGGCATCAGCTTGGGCAGACCGCTCTTTAAGAGCAGAGCGTTGGCGGTTTCGAGGGTGTAGCTCGCGCCGTAGTCATTCTTGAGGGTGTTCTGAACCAAGGTCGTGCTGATGAAATCGACAACAACCTGCGGGTTACACAGGATCGTCGAATCCTCGCCGAACCGGCTCGAGGTCGCATACTGAAGCTCGATCTTCAGCAACTGCAGGTCGCGAATCGGGTTTGCGGTTGCGGGGTTGGCCGCCCAGCCGGCACCCAGCGATTGACCGGTCCGAGGCAGGGTCAGCGAACCGTTGATGGCGAACGTCTGGTAGCCCTGGATCGTGTCGCGGTGAGCGATCGAACCATCGGCGTTCTTGTTGCTGAATGTGCCCGTGGTGAGGAAGTCGGCAATCGTTTGGCGAAGGCGATTGGCCGTCTTTTGGGCTTGGTATTGCTGCAGGAAAACAATCCGGTCCTTCGGGTCAAGCGTCTCGTTCGAAGTGCCGGGTTGACGACTTTTGGTCATCTCCGTTTCTTCAAGGATCGCTTGTTCGCCGTAGTATCCGGGAGCAACCAGATACTGACGCATGCCAGGGATTTGCACGGTCGGCAGCGAGCCACCCAACCCGCGAAGATTGAGGAGGCCGTAGCCGTTTTCGTGCATGTCCCAGCGGATTTGATCCGTGTTTTCGTATTTCAGCGGCAGGGCATTCAGCAGCGGGTCTTCGCCGTATTCGGAGAACGCATCGAGCATCAAATCGGGCAGGATCGCGTCGATTTGATAGTTCTGCGTCAGGTTAATAACGTCAGCCATGTATCAGTTCCTTCATGATTGAAAGTTATGTCATGTCCAATAATGGACGTTAGTTCACATTAAATACCGAGGCCGATGATTACGCCGGTGTCGGTGAGTGCGTTGCCGACGACGTAGCGCCAGCCGGCCAGGCCCATGAGAGTTGAGTCAGCACCAATCAGGTCGCCCCGGTTGAAGAAGCCCGAGACGAACGCGAGCGGGGATTGGAGCGAGAACGTGGGCTGTCCGCCGGTGACGATGCCACCTTGCGGATCCATGAGGTTGTCCATGGCCAGAATGGCTTTGCCCGCGGAGTTCGTGCCGTTGAGGTAGGCGTCAAACTGGCCCGCGCCGGCGTTGCCTTGCGTGGTCGTGGCCCAAGACGCGGTCGGGGTGCCACCGGTCAGAAGGGTCTTGTCAACCGCCAGGTAACCGCCGATCCGGAGATTGGCGAGTTGACCGCCGAACGTGACGACATACGAGCTTCCGGCCGTGCCCGTGACGGTCACGTTTCCGGTGCCCCAGATGTTGGCCTGCAGGGCTGCTTGAACGACAGCGGTCGAGGCGTTGTAAGCCAGGGGGCCGGACGAATAGACCTTGTCGGCCGTGTAGGTGATCGTGAACGTGCCGCCGGTCGGAGATCCGCCGATGGTCAACGTCCGGACTTCATTGGCCGTGGCGCCACCGATGGAAGCGAGGACAGTGCCCTTGCTGAACATCCCACCGGTGCCGACCGGTCCGCCAACCGGCAGTTTCACGCCCAGTTTCGTGGCCAACTCAGGCCGGTAAGCCGGCTGAATCTGGCCCAGAGTAATCGTTTGAGTCTGCATATCGCCTATTCCTTATCTGGTAATGATTGTTCGAAATTGATCGATTGATTGCGATTACGCTTGCTTGGCGAATCGCTTGAGAATGCGTTCTTTAGCCAGCGGATTGCGGTTCGAGAAGACGCGAGTGTTGAGCAGGTCCATCGCGTTCTGGCCGAGGCCAGTGGGTTGGCCGCCCGGGGTGACGGTCGTCGTGCCGCCCTTGGTTCCGGAGGTGTCGGAGAACTTCTGGATGAATCGCGAATCGACGGGCAGAGCAGCGATTTCCGCGGCCCAGACATCGAACTCGGTCGGAGCGGGCTTGCCGGTGGCCTTGGCGGCATCGGCGAAAGTGGCGGACGCGGGCGGGATCGGGGTAACACCCGAAGCCATACCGGTCTTGCGAGCGAACGCGGCTTGCGTCGGCATCAGCTGGCCCTTGGCGATGGCCGTTTGGACCACCTGTTCGACCCGTTCGGCCTTGGCGTCGTGGGCGAACTTCCGCAGGGCCGCCATGTCCGAATAGGCCTGCGAAGCGGCTGCCGGGTTGTTCGGATCCATGGGCATGCAGGCCGGAGCGCCGCCAGCCATTCCACCGGCCATGGCCGGATCCATCGCGGGAGCAGCGTCGGCTTGAGTTCCGCCAGGCGAGGCCGGAGGAGCACCAGCCGGAGCACCAGCGGCAGCGGGATCAGCTTGACCCATGGCCGCGTTTTGCTGTGCGTCGCCAAGCATCTTGGCGAGTTGGTCGTCACTGAAGGTGGCCAGCGTATCGGCGCTAATCTTGTCGCCAAACGCCGCCTGCAAAGCCTGGAGCATGGAGGAGCGGTTCATGAAACCCTCGTAAGAAAACCGTCGAATGGCGACGGACCGATCGAGAAATTGCTGTGTGGCGATCGCGGACGCGGGAGACCCGATGCGCGAGCCGCCGCCGGACTGGAGTTGGGGGATTGGCAGTTCAGGAAGCCCTTTGGCCCCTGGGGCCATCGAGCCAAGAATGGTCACACACCGCAGGATCAGACCCGGAGGTTGCCCGCCAGGCGACGAATAGCCGAACCCGGAGAGCATGCGTGCCCGCGGGTCGTTCCGTGTGTCCCAATACTCAATCGAGGGGTAAGCCAGGCGGCCTTGCCGGATCCGGATTGCGACGTCTTCCGGGATGTCCGACACGTCGAGGAGCAGGCAATTACCCGCCACTCGGCAGCCGGAAACCCATCCGCATCGATCCGGATCTTGATGATTGAGAGTTGCAAAAGGGACATAGAGGGGCCGGCCACCATTGTTGATGAGCCGGTTATAGTTGTCGGCGAGTTCTTGGAGGTCCTGAAGTGCGTGAGGCCGGCCGTTCCACCATCCAACGCAAAACGACACCATGTTTTTCACGGTGTAAAATCGCGTTCCAGTCTGGGTGGCAGTTAACATTCATCAACTGTCCCAAACCGCTATTCCGATTTTCAATCAGCGTGTATGACATGAAAAAACCCGCCATGAAGGCGGGTTGAAGGGTTAAGTAGGAGGGCGATGGCTATTGATTGTTGTTGTAATACCCCTTTTCGCCGAGTCCCAAGCCCCATGCCTTTTCTTGGGCTTCGCGCGACTTGTGGTGTTCTTTGTCGTTGTATTTACCGGCGTCGCTTGTCAAAACATGGTGGAATGGGTTGCCTAAATATTCAATCTGCGATTCGTCGTGTTTGTCTCGCGGGACAATGTTTGGGTCATCCTGTGTGGCTAAGTTCAAAAAAGACTTGTTGTTCGCGTCCAATAATTGTTGTTTGAACTGGTCAAGCGTCATTTTCGGCAATGCGCCCGACGTTTGCGACCGCTTGTAGATGTCACTGATAAACGCCTTTTTATCGCCAAATCGCTCTTCATACGGCGATGTGTCCGCCAACTGTTGCACCATCTTCGCGAACTCGTACAGCGGTTTCTCGTGCTCCTGGGGTTCGATTTTCTTCGTCGGCTTGATGTTCGGGTAATCCTTCGCCGCCGATTCGTGCACGGGCTGGCCTTTCTCCACTGCCGCCTTCACCGCGTCCTGGTGTTCGAATCCCGCTTGGCGTTGCAGGGAGAGGCGTTGGCGGTCCTGCAGGTAGTCTTGCGGGATCTTCTTCACCTCAGCTTCGATTTTCGGCTGCTGCTGCTTGATGTAATCCTCTCGCGACATTTCATGAGGGGCGAGAAACTTTGAGGGGGCGGGCGTTGGGGCTTTCGCCGGTGCCGCCTCGGTTGGCTTCTCTTGTTTCCGATCAAATATCGTGCTCTTGATGTGAGTTCGCTTCATATTAAGCAATCGTTTTATGACCTTGTCGGCCATCTGTTTCACAGTGTCACTCGCACCAAACGTCATGTCGATTTTCTGGCCGATCTCTTTGAGCGTGGCCTTGCTCTTAATCCCTTGGATCCGGTCGGCAACCTGTTGCACTTGCGGTTCGGTAATATCACGCCGGGCAATATTGTCGTGCAATCCCGCAACCTCATCGGGCGTCGGATCGCCTTTAGCGTTGGGGTTGTGCACATAGTCACGGCGCGGCTGTTCAGGGACTGGAGCGGGTGGAGGCGAAACCGGGGCCGCCGGTTTGGGTCGACTGCCGGATTTGCTTTGCTCTGCCTTTAATTTGGCTTCTATGTCATCAAGGTGGGCATGGGTTTCCGCATCATCCAATGATTGCAGCAAATCATCAGACGCGTTCGTATTTGATCGATTAATTTTACCTTCAAGATTAAATTTTCTATTCCTGAATTCTGGTGTATCTCGCTCCGCCAATGGCTTGTCTTTCTCTTGTTTCTCAGGCCGTTTATTAAAGATCGTGCTCTTGATCGCTGCCCGTTTCACATTGAGAAACCGTTTGGCAATCTTCTCCTGCATCTTCCCAGCCGTATCACTCGCGCCAAACTCCATCCCAATCTTGTCACCGATGGCCTTGAGATCGCCCTTTTTGGCGTTCTTCAATCGGTCCATCATCTGTTGGACATGGTCCTCTGAGACGTTGGGCTGAGAGATCGTGTCATAGAGGCGGCTCACTTCATCCAGGGACGGGGGCGGACCTTCGACAGGAGCCTTCGGAGTTGGTTGCGTTGTCTTCGGGGTCGACGGCTCTACCTTTGAAGTTGCAACGGGGGCCGCCGCCCCGATTTCCTTGATGGGATACCCGTCTTCGGCTTTGCCGACCTGGTATTCCTTGCCGCCCGCCTTGAATGTGCCTGATGCGGTGAGAGAACTGACCTTGGTTCCGTGCTCGTCCGCCCATTCGTGGGCTTTGTTGACCCACGCCTCACGTAGGGCGTCGTCCATCGTGATCTGCTGGCCAGCTTTGGCCGCGTGCGACTTGGGAATCGGATTGCCGAACAGGTCTACCGATCCTGATCCGCTTCCGGATTCTGGCTTGGATTCGTTTGCCCCGAACCCGAAGTCGGTGTCCTCTCCAGCTCCTGAACTACCTTGTCCATATTTGTCTTCTGCACCCTTAGCTTCGCCAATTCGATCCGCTTCTGTTTCAGCTGCTGCAATTTGTTCGCTTGTGATTCCGTCATTCTTCGCCTCCTCTAGTGCCTTACCGTATTCTTCATACGCTTTATCATACTTACTTGTCAAGTCCTCTGCGGCAGATCTGGCTTTTCTTTTCAAACCTTCCACCAGATGTGGAACGGGGTCTTCGCCTTCCGGAACGATCAGGTGGCCTTCCGCCGCCATGCTCTTTGCAATCTGGTCAAGCCCTTGCTTGGAGTTCTTGTTGAACAGGCCGAGACTCAGACCGTATTCCATGGCCTCTTTGATGCTGCCGAAATGAGCCTTGAAACTGTGATCATCGGACCGGATGCCGCCCCGGTTTTTGATGATGTGCGACAGTGTCGCGTCGGTTTCGTGGATCTTCGGTTTCTTCTTCGCTGGCTTCACGGGCGGTTGTTCGAGTGTATCGCCCTTCCGCTTGTCCTCCTGTGCTTTCCAATCCTCCTGCTTGGCTTGCTCAAGCTGTTCGGGCCGTGCCAAGGATCGCGGATCCTCCTTGCCCTTGGCCTCATCCTCGGTCCGCTGGCCCTTGTCCCAACGGTTGCGGGCTTCGGCTTCGGCAACCGTGGGTTCGACCTTCTTGGCGGGATCTTCCTTCCGCTTGACCTTCCCGGTTTTCCCGTGGTCCATGGCTTCTTGGCCGAAGTCTAAGGCGTCCGGTTCGTTCATGTCCTCAATGTGTTTCTTGAGGGCCTCGATGCGATCCTGCAGACCTCGCTTGCCCCCGAACGATGCCATCAGCCGCGCCCGCACGCTCGAAAGCTGGGCGTGGTTGAGGTGCGGAATGTGATTGATCAAATCGCGGAGTTGGTCCGGCGTCGCCTTCCCGTGAATATGGTCCCGAATGATCGTGTTCGCGGCCTTGTGGGCTTCCTCCCGCGTCTTTGTTGCCGCTTCCCTTTTGCCGCCAGGCTTCTCCGCCCCGTAGACGTAACGGCCCGTCTCGGCATTCTTCCACCGCTTACCCCCGCGCGGGCCTTCCTCGTAAACCCATTCCGCAAACTCCATCGAGGGGCTGAGATGCTCCGCCCGCCCGGTCGAGATCACGTCGTAGCCTTCGGGATCGTCGGCGAGTTCTCCAAGGATCCTTGCCAGCGTGACGGGATCGACCTTGCCTTTGAGTTCATCGGCAACGGCTAGGAGCACGCCGACCCGGTGCGCGTCAGGATCTTCCGTCCATCGAACCTGTTCTTCGGGGCTTGGGCCGTCGTCATCATGGTCGGATTCGTCGGCAAACCGCCGTGAAGGTTTATCGTTGACAAATTCGTAGTTCGCTTTGACCACGCCGTTCGTATTATCAATGATCTTCGTCAGCCTGACCTTATGCGTGTCGCCCTTCTTCGATTTCAACTCCGCGAAATCGCCGGGCTGAGCATCACTGACGCCAGCCAAACGAGCGATGATATCGCCGTTGTGCATCGTGAATGTGCCGCCTTTGTGCGTCGCCGGCCCGCGGTTGGGGTTTGCTGGCCCGCTCGACGGTTTGGATGCCGCCGGTTCCGGCTCGTTCGCCAGGTCGGCTTTGTTCTCCTGCTGGGCGATGTGATCGCGGTGTACAACGCTGCTCGTGCCGTCGCCGTGCCATACCTCGAATAAGTGGTTGCCCTTGGCCTCGCCGAGCTTGGCTTTATCCCCGTTGTGCAGCTTGATCTTGCTGCCGCGGGCCGTGCCGAGCGGATAGGCCTTATCCGCCCCTGACATCTGGTCGAGCAGTTCCTTGAGGCGGGTTTTCTTTTCCGCAAGGGCCGTCTCGTGTTTGAACGGCTGGCCCATCCGGCTCTTGATGCTCTCGACGTCGCTTTTCTTCTGCCCGATCTGCTCTTCAAGCTGTTTCATGTCGCGGGGAATGTTTCGTGCAACGGCCTCAATAGATCCCAGATTGCCGTTTACCGAATGCTCATGGCCGGTCGGGCTCATGAGGTGATACTTCATGCTGCCCTGCGGATCGACACGTTTATAGAGGGGTAAGCCGCGGTAATGGCCGAGTAGGTGGCCAGGGCCGTAATGGGTCGTGTGTTTGTAGTTCTCGTCGATCTTCTCGAGGGCTTCCTTGGCGTCTTTCCGCTCTGTGTACGTTCGGCCGCCGAGCTTGAACGAGAACTCCGGATTCTGATCCAGGACCGCGGCCGATTGCTGATGCCCTTCGTGCATTTCTTTCAGCTTCGCACCGGTAGATTCAATCTTCTTGATCTCGTCCTTGTAACGGTAGTCTTCGCCGGAATGACGCCGTTTGGCGCCCTCGAGTTGCTTGACCTCGTCTTCGAGCTTGACCCGTTCGAGAATCCGAGGATCGCCGGAAGCCGCGGCCATGATCTGCTCATAGCTCAGTTCTTCCGAATCGTCGTCGTTGGCGTTTCGGACCGTGCTTTGAGCACTGCCCGCCGGCGTCACGACTTGGGCGATGAAATTGGCTTTGTTCGCCAGGACGCCCCAGAACATCTCATCGAGGGTGTTCTCGGAGACATAGCGATTGATCTGAATCTCTTTGTTCTCGTTCCCTTGTCGCCATCCACGGCCGTCCCGCTGTTCCAGGCCACCAGGTTGCCACGGTGCATCCAGGTGATGCAGGGCCATCAGTTTCGCTTGAGCATTCACCCCTGTGCCAAGCTTCTCCGTTGACCCGATGGCAACCGCCGCATGGCCGTTGTTCAGGGCTTCCATCGCCTTTTCTTTTTGCTTCTCGGTCAGTTCCGAGAAGTTGATGATTTTGTCCCGGGGGATCCCGCCGGCAACCATCTTGTCAATCAAATCCTTGTAAAGGTGAAACCCGTTTTCCACCGGGTGAACACCCATGTCCGAGAAAATCATCTGCGTCTTGCCGGGATTGCTCTTGTAGTTCTCAAGAACATTGGCGATGCACTTGTTGGCCTTGGATTCCGGCTCATCCTTGGCATCGGCGTAAACCAGCCGGGGATCGATCGAACCCTTTCGACCGTCGGTGCAGATCGCCAGGAAATTATCCGTCGACTGTTTGTTCCGCTTGACCTCTTCGGCCCGGTCGAGCAGATCCTTCATGAGCCGTTGCGTTTCTTCGGTCTCGGGAGCAACGTGAACGGCATCCTTTCGGGTCGGACGGTTGATCGCGTTTCCGCCGTCTTTCTTTTTGACCAGGTCAGCTTTCTGCACATCCATCATTTGGCGTGCGATGCCCATCAACTCCGGGATGTTGGTGAACTTCGAGAGACGCGCGACCATGTCATAGGTGCCGTCTACCTTCTTCTCGACCTTGGTTTGCACTTCCGCAAAGGTTCGGGCCCACGTGTCGAAGTGGTGGACGTTCCGATCCTTCAGTTCTTTCGGCTGCAAGAATCGTTGCAGGTTGAACAATTCCCCCATGGTGTTCGTGATCGGCGTTCCCGTGGCGAATACGACACCCCGGCCGCCGTTCTGATCCTGAAGCCAGCTGGTTTTGGCGTGCAGGTCAGACGCGCGTTCGGATGGCGTTCCATCCATCCCCTTCACGCGATCCATCTTCGAATAAATCTTCAGATTCTTGTAACGGTGCGATTCATCGATGAAAAGGTGGTCGACGCCCGTATCTTCGAAATAAACGGCGTTGTCCTTGGCGTCGGAGTCCAGGATCTTCTGTAACCGTGCCTCAAGATTGGCTTTTGTTTTTCGCAGTGCATTTTCTGCCCGGGAATTCTTTCTTCCGCCGGCTTCCCGCTTGGCTTCGTGTTCCTGGGCGATGGTCTCGAGTTCGCCAAGCTGCTGCTCGATGTACTTCTTTTGCGTTTCCGGCTTCATCTGCAACATGTCGAGGTTGTCATGAGTGCAAATGATCATGTCCCAATCGCCCGTGGCGATCTGGCTCATGGTCTTTTTTCGCTGGGCGGCGTTGAATTTGTCGCCCATCTCGAGAATCTTTGCCCCGGGATAAACCTTGCGGGCGTCTTCGGCGATGGCCGCCACGTTGGCTTTCTTGCAGGCGATCATCGGTTTCTTCGCCAGGCCCATCCGACGGAGTTCCATGGCCGCCGCGATCATGGTAAACGTCTTGCCCGTGCCGACCTCGTGAGCCGCCAGGCCACCGCCCGTGGCGATCACTTGTTGCACGAAATCCCGCTGGTTCTTTCGCAGTTCGATCGCGGGATTCATGCCCGGGAATTGCAGGTGAGAGCCGTCGTGCTGCGTATGGACAAGGTTGTTGAAATTGTCGTTGTAGTAACGGTGCAAACGGTCCCGGCGTTCGCCATCCTGCCAGAGCCAATCCTTGAACTTCTCGCTAAACTCGTGCACCTTTCCGGCAATGACCGCAGATTTCTCGGCATTAATCCGTCTGGTACCGTCAGGATTGGTATCCCAGACTTTCGGCGTTTGCCCATTCAATGCCGCTTCAACCAATTCGTGAAGCCGCCATCCCTCCGCGCCGTGAATCACGGTGTTCGCATTGGAATTTTTGATGCGACTTTCGGAGAATCCCGATTTGAACCCAACAATCCAATCACCAGACGTTGGCATTTGCCGGACGTCGAAATGTTGGCTTCCTTTGTCCCGCATGCCAAGGAAGTCGCCAATGAAATCCGCGATGTCTTCGGGTGGGATCCACGCCGATCCTAGCTTGCCGTCGATCTCTTCGTAGGGCAGATCAGCCGGTTGGATCTTCTCCAATGCCCGGACGTTGGCGTCGAATGCCGGGTCGACCTGGGCCGCGGATCGGGCAAGGGCGAGCTTCTTCCGGACGTTCCCCGAGAGGTATTGTGATGCCGGTTTCCATCCCTCGGTCGGGTCATTGAACGCGACGCCACTGGCGACCAATTCCTTTTCCACGGCGTCATGCGATTTGCCAGTCAACTCGGCAATCCGGCCGATGTTGACCTCGCCCGATTCCGCCATCGTGATGGCAAGCCCGTCGACAGCGTTGGCCGCGGAAGTGGCTTTCTTGTTTCGTCGGACGACGTCTTTCGTGAACACGTCCGCTTTTTTCGCGGTCTTGGTGTTCTTGTCGTAATGCTCGAGTGCTTGTAGGATCGGCGAATCCGGGTCATCCCCGAACGCCTTCAGGTTCTTCCGGTCGTTCACTGGGCCGTGACTCTTGACGAAGTCGTCATAGACCTCGTTCAGCTTCTTTCGGGCCGGCTCTGCGTCGCGGTCTTCCATCTGGGCGTTGAACACGTCCCGCAGGGCGTCCCGCAGCTTGGTGTGAGCCTCGATCTTTGCGATCGTCTTGGGGTCGACTTCGTGTTCCTCGAGCTTGCCATCCCGGCGGACATAAGCCTTGCCGCCCTTGACCTCGAATCCGCCTTCTCGAGCCGTTCCGCTCGCTTCCACGACCGGTTTGAACCGTTCCGCCGGAGCCGTCCACTTGCGATAGATCCCGGCCGGGAGAGCATCCGTGGCCGCCTGCAGTCGCTGCTCGTAATCGTCCGTCTTGCTGACGTTCTTGGAGTCGCCCCGGTACATCTGCCCGGTGCGATCGGTGATGCCGAGAACCATTTGCGGATTGTCGGCGAAGTATTTGTTCACGACGATGGGTTCGCCGCCTGCCGGGTCGGGAACCGTGGTCGTCTGCAACCAGTCGTTGCCCGGCACGCGTTTCCCGTTGACCCAGTGATAAACCCGGCCCATCGAATCCGTGGTGGACCCGGTGAAGCCTTCCCCCTTCGGCTTGGCTTCCTCCGGCGTTTTGGTGACGTCGTTCAACGGTTCTTCACCCGGCATCCGCTTCCGCAGGATCACCATGTCCGTGACGACGTCGGTGCCGGCGTTCTCCTTGTGTGCAGCGCCCGGGAACCGGATCGCCCCAACGAAGTCGCACGTCTCGGCCAACTTCTGGCGGATCTTGTCGCTTTGCTTGTCCATCGTCCCGGTGGACGTGATGTGCATGATCAGGCCGCCAGGCCGGACCACGTCCGCAGACTTCAGAAAGAAGTAATCATGGATGTCAGGCTTTAACTTGTTGTACTTCTTGTCATGGACCGTATAAGCACCGAACGGGACGTTGGATGCCACTAGGTCGAAGAAGTTGTCATTCGTTTGGAACTTCTCGAAACCCGAATTGACGACATTGGCCCGCGGGTAGAGCAGTTTCAGGATGCCGGCCGTGGTGGGGTCGAGTTCGACGGCGCTGGTGCGGCTATTGCCCGCCAGGCCTGCCGGCATCATCCCGAGGTAGTAGCCGGACCCTGCCGACGTCTCGAGGAACCGCCCGCCCTCATACCCGAGCTTCTGGGCGATTTCCCAATGCTTGTGAACGATGTCCGGGTGAGTGTAATGAGCGTTCTGGGTCGAATGGTCGGCAGCATCCCACGCGTTTTCGACATGCTTGCCGTACTCCTCGCTGGACAGCAGTTTCTTGAGTTCGTCCTGTTCCTTCTCCCATCCCTTCGCTTGCTGGCCGAAACGGGTGTTGAACAAGAATTTGAACTGCCCCCACCCGATGAACCGGGAAAGGATCTGCTGTTCCTCCGGCGTGGCCGTTTCCCGGCCTTCCATCTGGATTTGCCGTAGCGTCTCGATCGCGTTCGCGTTCGCGCGGAACTTGTCCTTCAAGCCCGCGCTGATGAACGATGTGTCCGTGTACTGGAAATTCGACGGGCCGGAATCCGTCGGGTTCTCCGGCGTGCTGGGCTGGGCGAGCGATTGCTCTTCGGGAGACTGCCCAATAACGGCCGGGTTCACCCCGTCGGGCCGTACGTCGGCACTACCCGGGCCACGGCCTCGCGTTACTCCAGATCCTCCTCCGCTTCCTCCTTCGGAATCGGCAGCAAACTTTCCGCCACCAGCTCCCTCGCGCTCGGAATCGGAACCCCCTCGCTCAGCATCTGCTGATACTGATTCACCGCCCTTGCCGCCTTCGTCACCAGGTAATCCTCGTACTCCCCGTCCTTCTCCAGATCCGCCTTCAGTTCCGGCATGTAGGTCTCCAGATGCTTCCGCAGCAGATTTTCCCATTCGTTCTTCGGCCGGTACCCCTCCGCCTTCGCCGCCGCTGCCCACTGTTTCCAGCTTTCCATTTGCCTTTCTCCGTTTATTGGTGCCCTTGTTTTCTCCTGAATCCATTGTATCAGGTTTTTCGGCGGCTGGCGAATTTCTTTCGCGTTCTTCCTGCTCCATTCCCGAGGCGTGGCCCATCACGTGCTGTTTCAAGGCCTCGATTCGCTCGGCCAGCTTGGCTTTCCCGCCAAACGAAAGCATCAGGCGAGCACGGATCGAAGACACCTGGGCCCGGGTCAGGTGGGGCAAGTGGTTGATCAGTTCCCGCATCTGGTCCGGCGTCGCCTTGTTGTGCACGTGCGCATGCACGATTTCATTCGCGGCTGCGTGAGCCTTGCCGCGGGTCTCGAGCATGGCCGCCCGGCGAGCACCAGGTTTGTCCTTGGCGTAGACGTAACGCCCGGTTTCCGCGTTCTTCCAGCGGTGGCCGCCCCGCGGACCCTTTTCGTAGATCCATTCGGCGAATTGCATCGATGCCGGCGGAGGATCGCCAACGGACGCGGAATCGTAGCCGTCAGGATCATCGGCCAGGGTGCCGAGGATTTTGGCCAGGACCTCCGGCTCGACCTTGTCATAGAGTTCGTCGGCGACCACCAGCAGCAGGTGAATGCGTTCCTCGTCGGGATCGCTGGCCGAGGTGTCCGCAAACGTGGCCGTGGCAGGACGGGCAACGGAAAGCAGATCAATGAACCGGCCGAACATCTGGTCAAGGAACCCGGTCATGTCGGCGAACGTGTTCGATGCCGGGGGCGTGGCTTTCTGGGCGATGGCGACGCCTTTTTCAATGCCGGCCTGATAGTACCGATCGGCAACCCGTTCCATCTGCTGCTTGATTTCGTCGGACATTATTCACCCATTTTGAGCGTAAGTTTGGCAATCAATTCGTCTGCGTAGCGTGCTGCCATGTCGGCCATTTGTTGCGTGGCTTGCGGTTGCTGGGGCGTCGCTGGTTGCGTGGCCTTGGTCGGATCCTTGAGAAGAGCCTCAAGCCCGCTCGTCAGCTGATCAGTATTCGGGGGGCCGCCGTCATCCGGGCCGCCACCTTGGTCAGGCGGGGCCATCGATCCGGGATCGCCGCCTATTCCGGGAGGGCCACCAGGTGCGGCGCCTTGCTGCATCGGCATCGCGATATCGCTTGCGTCCGTCGCTGGCTCCACGCGGCTGACGTCGAGGATTTGGGCCATGGAAACGCCCGTCTTACTCCCGTTCGGGCCCATGCTGCCGCCGATCAGCTGTTGAACGGTTTGGATCACCTGCAGGCGTTTCAACGTGGTTTCGGGGTCGAAGCCGGATAGCGAAACGGTTGGGATGCCCGTGCCGACGGGGAAATTGGGAACCACCAGGTCCGGGGCAACCTGTTCAGTCAGGACCGTGGCGACGTCCGTGGCCAACGCCCATTCGAATAGCTCGGTGATGTCTCGGGCGACGCTGGTGTCGCCGGAATGCGATACTTTGCCCTCCGTAAACGGCTTGTACGCACCATTGATGGCCGTGTAGATCTCGTTCCGGTAGTCCTCAATGGCCGATTTGAATTGTTCGTCCGCCGACGTCGCCAGGTTCAGGACGGTAATCTCTTCGTCTTCGCGACAGACGACGTAACCCAGCGTGCGGGCTTCACGAAGGGCCCGCATCATCTCTTTCTTCGCGGAGACGTCGTTGCGTTGAACCTTGCCGACAAGGAACGGACCGCTGAAATTCTCGAGCAGCATGGCCCGGAACTTCACTGCATCCGTGATCAGCGTTGCCGCGCGGTAGGCTGCCCGGAGATCGGAGATACCGAAGGGGCCGCCCCATAAACTTTGATGGGCGTGAATCACGAAATCCCGGGGATCGAAGCCGGAGCCGGGATTGCCCCTCAAAGGCCGAACCGCCGTGACCTGCTTGTACCGGTTGATGTCGAACTTGACCCATTCCGTGTCGATGGGGAAGAGTTCGCGGACCGTCCAGAACGCGGGCCATTCTTGGTTCGGCTCGGTCGGGCCGAGTAGCTTTTCGAGCACGCTGAAGCCGTCGATCATCGCCCCTGCCGCGATGCTTTCGATGAGTCGCTTCGTGCCCCCTTTGGCCTTTTTGAGAGCGTATTCGACGTATTTCGCCGCTGCCCGGTCCGATGAACGGTTCTTGTTCGCGGGAGCAACCTGGAGGTCCAAACTGGCCACGGAATAAATCTTGGTCCACATCGCCGATTTGACGTTCGGCTCTTTCAACATCAGCTGACGATAGGCTTTGCGAATCTCCCACGTCTCGCCCGTCCAGTTGTCGTAATCCTGTGGCCCTCGATAAACGGTGTCGACGATTTCCCCGCGGACAAGGCGGGTCAATTCCAGACGGGATTGCTCCGTAGCAGCGATGAGGGCCTGGGCGCTCGGGATGCCTGGATTACTGGCGCCGCTGCCGAACCGCCGCTGAAACCAGCCACCGAATGCGTTCCCGAAAATGCCTGCCATGTGAGGGCCCTTTGGTTAACCTCTGAGACTAACTATCAGGGCTTCGGGAAAGCTATCGGCGGGTCAGGATACACTGAGGCGGAAAGCCAATATTGAGGTTGTGAAATGGATGACGATGGAGGTTTTAAATGATTCTACCTGACTGGAAGATTCGGCAATTCGTTCAGCAAAAGGGCATGATCACGCCTTTCATCGACTACCCGGAAGCGGATCTGCTCAAGAAGAACAAGAATGGCAAGATCGACTCCGGGTTATCAAGTGCGGGGTACGATTTCAAGCTGGACTACAATTTCAAGCACGTCTCAAATGAAGTGAACATTGTTGACCCGAAGCAACCGGGGCAATTCCTGGATGTGCTTCACGAATCCCGATTCTTGCTGCGTCCCGGTGTGATGGTATTAGGCCAAACTGTCGAAACCTTCGACATGCCCGAGGATGTCTTGGGGCAATTTCCTCAACGTGACACCCATTGAACCGGGCTGGCGCGGGCAGATCACGCTCGAGATCTCGAATATCGGCTCGGATCCCGTGTGGATCTACCCCGGCGAAGGTATCGGGCAGATCGTGTTCATGCAGATCGCGGAAAGGCCGGAGCGGACGTACGCAGACAAGAAGGGCAAATATCAGGACCAACACGGCGTCACAGGACCGATCGTGCAAATGGGGGTGGGGTGATGATTACGGCTATCGCGATCACATTGGCGATAAGTGGCATTGGCGACATTCTCAAGGGACCTATGAAAAGGCAGATCCATTTACGGAATCACAAGACCGGCGAAGTCGTTTTCGTGGGCGAGGTTGACGACAATGATTTCCTCGGCCCTATGGACAAAACCCACGAAAACTGGAATCAGTTTGAGGCGAATTGTTTTTTGTCCGAACTCAAGCACCGAGTCAGCGAAGAATGCAACTTGCCTTTAGGCCTTTGGCGTGATGTGCATGCCGATGAATCGGACGATAATTTCTGGCCGCGCGATGCGGAAGGGCGACACGTGCCGCCGGTTCCTATTGAAATGCCGCCGCTATGCCCGCCCGGCTCATTGGCACATGATCTTCTGCCGCCTCCTCAATAATCCGTTTCGTATCGTGGTACTTGAACAGGTACCGTGTCGCGTCCATGCCGTGGTCGTCCTGTTTCAGTGGCCGCTCGCCCTTCTTGGCGTCTGGATCCCAGATCCACCCGTCGAATTCCTGTTCCGTGCAGGTTGGTTTGCCTTCCTCGATCAGGGCCGAATCCGGCTCGTGGTCTAGAGCGTCCCGCATAACGAAGAGCCGAGGCTTGCCGTCGCCGGCGGGAACCAATCGCTCGGATACCTGCTGCACGCCTGATGCGATCTCTTTCGGCCCGGTGCGCTTGTCGGCCAGGTTGATATGGATGCCCGTTTCTCGTTCCCAGATCGCCCGATCGCCGGCATCATGGTCACCGATCACCGATGACAGGTGCGAGAACCATTGGCCCATCCAGTTTTCTTTGACGTGCTTGGCGTGGTCTGTGATGATCCGCTGGGTTTTGTAGATCTCTTTGAACAAGTAGAACCGCCCGTCGAGGTCCTCGCACCAGAGTTGGCACACGAACGGATTCGTGAAACCAAAGTCGATCGACATGTGCCATTTCCACGAGGTCGGCGGGGCGAACCGATCGACGACGTGAATGGCCGGATCCCATTCTTCGTACACAGCCCCTTCGGCCTTCTTCCATTCCCCGAGGAGAAACCGGATTCGCCGGCCACCGGTCATGCGGTGCAGACGCTTGAGGACGTATTGTTCCCCGCTCTCGGTCCAGGCCTGCTTTTCCTCGTCCCAGAATCTCGGGTTGTCCTTGTGGGTTGTCTTGACCATCGTCAGCAGCCCGGCTTGCCATCGCTTGTAAAGCCAGTGCGACGGGGAGCCAGGATTGCAGTCGGCGCGGATCTGCTGGAACGGAAGAACGCCCGTGCGGAGGCGGCCGGAGAGCGTTTCCCAATCGGTCAAATTAAGGTCAGTTGCTTCGGGGACGTAGATCACATCGTAGTCAGACGATAGGACCTTGTCTGGCTTGTCCATGCCGCCGAGGATCACCTCTGACCCATTCGAGAATCGGTAGAGGGATCGGCCTTCCCGGCGGACGTTGCTGGCTTGCAGGATCGAGTGATTGGGCCCGAGGATATCGCGTTCCCATGTCACCAGGACGCTATCCGTCAGGCTTGCTCGGGTCTTGCGGACGATCAGAACTCGAGCGCCGGGGAATCGGTCGCACGCATCGTAAACGAACGCCAGGTTGGCCTGAGTCTTTCCCGTGCCGGCCGCGCCGTAGAGGAGTAGTTCTTCCGCCCGGGAGTTGTAACCCTCGCGGTTGCCCCCACGGAATCGATACTGCCGCCGCGGTGATTCTTTCTTCTGCCGCGTCGTGCGGATCCGCCCGGCCCGCTCGATCGTGGAGCGGGGAACCAGGGCTTGGAATCGAGCTTCAGGAGTCATCCTTTCGACAATAGAACCCGCACACGGTCAAAATCAATCAGCTCAAAATTGCCTTAAAAACAAGCCGTTTTGAACTATTTTGTCCGAACTGGGCAAATTGTGGTTGACCCTGCGTCCGTACAGGGTATATTGAGGGTGTAACGAACGCGGGACACAGGACAAGAACCAAGGAGACGACGATGAAAACCGAGACAGAAGCCAAAAAGGCCGGCATGGTGCAGGTTGGGGAATGGGGCAGTAGTGGTCGAGTCTATGGGTTCTGGTGCAAGCCTGAACAACGTGCGGAAGTCCAGGCGGCGTGGGATGCGATCGAGGAAGGCGAACCTTTAGCCAGTGTCTTGGCCGAGATGAAAAACGCCGGTGCAGTGGTGATTGAACTCAAATAAACCTCAAACTGGAGACGACGATGACCGCGACGAAAGTTCAAGCCAAGCTGCAGGCGATGACCGCTGATGAGGCCTGCAAGTGGATTCTCGACCACTACACGGGCACGGGCAACATGATCGTTATACGGTTCGACGGGGCTGAGGCCGCATCGCCGGTGACCGTGAATTGCGAACCTACGCCGTACACCGTGGCCACATTCAAACACATCCCCATCAATGCCATCCGCATGCTTAGCAATGACCATGATGTGAACATCGTCTACATGGTCGGCCGTTACTGGGAACAGGGTTATCATAATGGCCATTGGCGAACCAGCGTTTACAAGTATGTTCGCCGTCAACGCGGTTACCGATTCGCCCGCTAAACTTCCCTCAAACTCAGGAGTTTCCCATGATCACGATTACGACCATCAAGGACCTCGAGACCTACGCCACCGAGCGATACGACCTTTCGACCGAGGAAGCCCGAGAGAAGGCCAAAGAGCTGGCTTCCCGCGGCCGATGAACGAATCACCCAAACGCGGGCCAGGTCGCCCGCGTGTCCATCCCGTCGATGCGATCCGTTGCTGGCGATGTGAACGCCCCGTTGAGGTCGCCGGCCTTTGCGATGCCTGCAGGCCGAAAGAGGCCGAGCGGAGCCGCAAGAACCGCGCATCGGCGACGCCAGAGCAGAAAGCCCGGGCCGCGATGCTCAAGCGGCTGAAGCGGCAACAGGCGAAGGAGAAGGCATGACGACCGACCTGATCCACCGTCTATACGAGTTCCGTGACGACCTCGTTGGCGTAATGGCTTTCCTTGATGAATGCGAAGACAAAGGTATCGTCATAGAGGGCATCGACGTGATCCCCGAGCATTGGCGGACCCGCAACGTGATCGTGTTCCTTTTGTACACGGCGGGCGAATGCCAACGGAAGGGCGTTGAGGTGCGGTTTCAGGATCGCTCACCAAGCGTGACACTGGTCGTCTGGCTCGCCAGTAAGAGCAGCGAATATTGCCTGTGGCAGCAATACCCGGGAATCGCAATGAATCTTGCCCTTGCCAAACTGAAGGTCTGGAAGGCGATCCTCGAAGTCGCAACCCGAGAGACGCCCGGGATTATTTACGACCCACCACAGGCGTTCATCGGCTGACAAGCCCGGAGTCGCATTCATGACCCGACTACATGACCTTTGGCTCCCCAAACACAATCCGCTGATCGCCCGATTGCATGAGTTCCGCAATGACATTGTCGGCGTCGCGGCGTTCCTGGACGAATGTGAGGAGCGGGGGATCGATATTCCGCTGCTGAAGGTCGTGCCTGAACTTTGGGCTTACGGCCGCGGCCTCACGCAATACCTGTTGTTCCTGCATGCCGTGCAGTCGGACCGAGTGCGACTTACTCTGGCTCCCAACAAACCAAACTACATCATCGACGTCAAAGCGAAGATGTATCAACATGAGCCTGTGCTAAACGTCATGTTGTCGCATGAGGTCGAAGAGGTGCGGTACCTGGAAGTCGAGCGAGACATTGATTACCTGCGTAACCCTGACCCGAGGATTGAATTAATCCGCACTCGTGAAGTCATGCGGCGCATTCCGGCCGAACATTATCGCATGGAGATAGGCTTCGATCTGCGACAGCTAGAGCCGATCGTGGATTTGATTTCGCTGACAATATTCCACATTGAGAAGTTAATCAGGGACGGTAAGGATCGATTTGGTGCGTCCCAGATCGTCAATCGTGAGACACACAGAGGCGAACCCCGCGAATATCAAGGCTGGTAACGCCAAGCACCCCTTCCCGCGTGCTTTTCATATCCCAACTTCCGTATTAGTCTTGGCTGATTTTTCCACAGACATGCTGATTGGAGTATTTGATAATTGGTAAATTATGCCGGTCCTTGTCCTGGGCCCGGTCCATTGTCGATGATTTCGGTTTCATCGCGTTTCGACTGAGCCACTTGCATCAATGCCAGCAGTTCTTCAAGGGCCGATCCCTGTTTCGATAGCCCCAAATGATCGCAGAGCTTCTTAAGGGCCGATCCTTTGTCATAGAGCTTGAGTTCGGCTGGCGTGCCGTCTTTGTTGAATTTGATCGACTGCACCGACTTGGCGATTCCTGGGGGCAGCTTGCGGATTTTCTTGAGCTTGTCCCTGCGGTCTTTCTTCTTGGCCTTCTCGTCGCCCTCATCCTCTTTCTTGTCGTCCTTGTCGCTTTCGACGGTAAACGCATCACGGATATCCGAGAACGCGATCTGCATGATTTCGCGAAGGACCCGGGTCGCGTTGAGGGCAAGTTCCTCATCGAGTTCTTCGCGTTTCGCGTTCACCTTTTCGATGATTCTCGGATCCCGCTTGAGCAGTTCGTGAGCCTTTTTGGCCGCGTGACCGAACGAACAAGGCTTCCCGCGGACGGCGTGGAATGCACGCATGAACGCTTGCGTCCCGTTGGTTGGGTCAAGCAGGTATTCGTACACGAACCGGTTTTCCAGTTCGTTCAGCGGCTGTGACCAGATTTTTTCGTTCAGCGTCATTCTATCGCTCTAATGCTCGCGTGTTCTCGTGGTTTCACTGTCGGCGGTTCGCCTGAATATCAGGATTATATCACTATCTATCTGCGGTTTGCAATCGGTCGTGTCAGAGCTATTATGGGTTGTGTCCGGTCAATTTCTGAAGGAGAACCCCCTGATACGACAACTCACGCTTGGGGATTTGTTTGGCGACGATAACGGCGGGTCGGAACTGCCGAGGAAAGCGAAGAAGAGCAAAATCCCGAAGGCTGATCGTGTGCGGGTTCGGTCGAGGTTTGGGAATCAGAGTCGGGATGAGATTGCCGCGGTGCTGAGAGGCCGGTTGATCAGCAAGATTGACCTGCTATTTGCCAAGAAGGAAGGCGTTTTGGCCGCGGTGCTGGCCGTGTGTGATGCGGCTGATGCGTTGGCGGCTGCGATCCAGGATGGTGACGGCGACGGGGTGAAGGTGGCCGCGGCTCGGTTCAGGGTATTGAGGATGGAGATTCCGGGCGCGTCCCGGGGCATGTCGGCGATCACGTTGTTTCAGGCAGTGATGCAGGGATTGTTCCCCGAGGAGTTTGCCGAAGATGAGCCGGATGAGGTGGCCCGGGATCTGCACAAACAGTACCGGGCCGCCAAAGAAGCCGCACCAGATAGCGAAAAACGGTTGAAGAAACGGCTGGGCAAACTGGCCAGAATCATGACGAAGAAACCAAATTGGTACGATCTACACGAGAAGGACAAATCAGGCGTGATGCCGGCGTTCGGTGGCCACTACGCGGACGCACAACTCGAAGTGATGATGACTACGGTATGATTTCACTTATCCGGAAATCCCGGATAAGTGGAGATGGTGCCCGGCGGCGAGGTAACGACCTCGTGGAGCTTGTCCGGCTTCAGGAATGACCGCCGGGCGTTGTATTTGGAGGGGCGACTCGACCGGGCAAAAAACGGGAGCCTGCCCCTCCGGGGTTGATCTATCCTTCGCCGCCGAGGTCGTGTTGGTGGCCTTCTTCATCCTCCTCATCCCATTCCGTTTCAAACTCCGCTCCACAGTGTTTGCATGTCACATTCTCGGGCATTGACATCCAAGCCCCGCGACTACCTTCACCGCCAAATTGCTGATACTGCGGGTCGTCTGGAGTGATTTCAAGGGTGATCGACGAAGCAAAACTGTTTCGATCGCATTTGGGACAAATCCATTCCCATGCGGGAAACAGTTCAACCTTCTCTTGTTTCTGCTGGGCCATGTCTTCCCCTATTGGTTCATTTGCAGGTGTGGGAGTTGAACCCACCAGTTAGGCTTATGAGACCCGACCGAGCACCGGCCCACCTGCAAGAGCGAAGTCGAGGAATCGAACCTCGAGAATAGAAGTCAGGAGTTCCCCTACGCGGCCCGCCAGGCCCATCGCGTTGCCGGTCAGCCCCGGCTTGCTCACCACTTGATGGTATGCCCCAGCAGGTGACGCATGGCACGCGTTTCTACCCGCCCGGATTCAGTTTCGCTCGCACGGCCGCGTCTTTGGCCTCGAGTAATTTCCGCAGTGCTACCGTTCGCTCCGGGCCGGCTTGGACTTGATTACATAGATCGGTGGCAAGTTGATTGAAGTTCCGCGACACATCCTGAAGATGCGGCGGAAGATGCAGATATTCAAACCACTTCAACATTCGATCGAGTTCCATTGTTTTTCTCTTTGCGATCGATAATCCCGGCTTTCCCATCACGGTACCGGGTTTGAGTTTTGCTGCCAAAACTCAGCAAAACAACCGCTTCCCACCGCACCAATCCCAAGGAGTCAGAATGGATTGGCCGGCTGATGGTCTCAACAGTTTATCGCGGTGCCGGGCAAACACCGTTGACGCATGCCGCTTGAACGACCGGAGCCGATTGGGCCACAGGGGCGGCAATCGTCGGTGCAGGCTGAGCCGGCGTGCCGCTGGTGCAGGTCGAGCAGCTGGCCGAGGTTTGAGCCTGCTGGCCGTGGCATCGTTTGCCACGTCGATGGCCGAAGGCCTGGGCGTCGGTCGAAATCAAGGCGATCGCCGTAATGGCAAGAATCACAATTCGCATCATGCTTTCCTCAATGACCCGGGACCGCCGGGCGCGGGGGCGTGAATCAAATGGATCAGTGTGAATAGCCAACTTTAGGCAGCGGGACATCCTTCTCAGCGACACCGCCAGCCCACCAATAAACCCTGCCGCTTTGCCACCAAACCTGATCACCGACCATAATGGCAACAGTAGCCCCAGTATCAGCCCGCTTCTCGATGCACCTGACGGCACAATACTGGCCTTTATAAGTATTGTCCTGTACATTCAAAAGGGTCTGGCCATTCTTCCTTGACACCCCAACCACAGTTCCGCCTACCATGATCACCTCGCCTAGATTCGGGTGTAGCCATCTTCGAAGGCATCCGCCGGCGAGAATGAGGTGTACCCATCCTAGCATCAACGGGCTTTAAGTCGTCGTCCCTTCATTTGCCCGCAGGTCGTTTGTCAAGGCCATGGCCTTTGAGGACCTCCGCCACGTCGTCCACATGCAGGCAATCGCACATGCAAGCGTAATCGTTGGCAGGCTGGACCACGGCGATATTCCCATTGCAATAATCGTTGCCCGGGACGGCACTATGAAGAACGCCGTAAGCGACAACTTTGCCGCCCTCGAGCTTTACGATCTTATCGCCATTCTTGGCCTCACGGCCGTTTCGGTAATGCATGCTTCATCCTCGATCGTTGTGTGTTGAACCCGCCTATTGGAAGGCAGCCACCGCGAAACGATCACGATGACAGGCGGGTCAGCCAAGCGGGCTGGATTCGAACCAGCAATTCCCGGGCGTCCCCGAGCGTGTTTACCCAGTTACACCACCGCTCGTGAGTCTCAATAACTTCCCGACTTTGCGATTGTTTGAGATGGGCCAAACGGCGGTGTGGACCGCCCGTTCCAGTTGGCTCCCATCTTGGCCGGTTCGGATTCCAGGTGCCAAACAATCAGTTCGGGGATCAAAATCCGTTTGCGTCGATCCCATTGCAGGGCGTGCTGTTCGTCGGTCCGGGCCGCCGTGCCGTGAACCATCGGGTAGAGCTTGGACGGCATCCCGTGGACCATTTGGGTTCCGCCGTGCCAGAGTTGGAAGAACCCTATCGGAGAGTATCCGTACCCGCGTTTCAGAACCCTTGCCCCGATTTTGCAATCAGGCGGCGTCAGGTCGATGCACCACGGAGTTGTTCGGCATCGCAGGCCTTTTGCTTCCACCCGTTTCCATGCCTCGTATCCCGTCACGTTCAGCCGATCGCAGCCGTAGATGCATGCTTCGTCGATATGAGCATCTTTCAACACGTCTTGAAGGTCGACGGGCAGGACAATGTCCGAGTCGATATGCATAAGCCAATCGCTGCCTTCAACCGCGGCCAATAGGCGATTGATGGCACGGGCTTTATTGAATTTGCCATCCCGGAAAACATCTTCGGTCAAAAGCAGTTCGCACGAATACTCACGTGCCAGGTCAATAACGTCGTGGTCGTTCGGCGTGGTGGCGACGAATAGCCGGTCCACAAGTGGCCGATTATGTTTCACGGTTTCGCGAAACTCGCCGCCGTACTTCACGCACACCGTCATGGCTTCAATTTTGAACATGCTGTGAGTCGTCCCTGTTAAAGGCGTTGTTCAAATCGTCATTGAGTCTGTCAGGCCTCGCACCTGATCACGGGTTTTGCAAATCCCAACCGGTATCGCCATGCGTCATCAACGTTGGTTCATGCGCAGTCCCAACGTTCACTCAGACTCACCCCCGGTTTTCACCACGGCACCGGGACAGCCGCTTCATCCGGGCTTCGCAACCCGCCGGTGAATCACATTTTTGTTTCCAGCTGCTTTCGTGTCTCGTTTGTGTGCATTCCATATTCCTCCGCACATCTCAAGCACACCGTACGCCTCAGCCACTTCTTGCCATCGCTCATCTCATGCCATGGGGCCATGACCATCAGCAAGTATCGATCACCCTTTTGAATCCGGTGGTAACTGTGCTCACTGCACACGCGATCTTTGCGGGACACGACGACCTTGATTTCACCGCTTGCCATCGCCCCTCCCCAATCGCATTATTTCGAATTAGCCGCGTTTTCTTTCTCGGGAGCTCCAGATACCCGATTCGCACCTGATCGTTCGTCCTGGGTGCAAATTTGGCCATCCGTGGCCTTTCCTCCCCCGTCCCGCTCCGTCAGTCGGTTCCAAAGTGCCATTTCGAGATCGATCAGGGCCGTTCCGGACTTCATCGTCGCTGCCGTCGCTCTGATCACGGCCCAACCGTCGATTGCCGCCGCGTTGTATTTCTCGATGTCTCCGGTGTATCCGCTTACCGTGGTATGTCTGGATTTCTTCGAGAAGATTCCTTCGTATTCGAAGGCTACTTTCAGGGCCGGAACGGCAAAATCGAATGCCCATTTCCGCGTTGGGTGGAATTGGTATTCCGTTTTCGACGGCAGAGGGGAAACCATGGCCGCAACCAATCGCACCTGCGCCAGCCAAACGGGCTCACTGTCGTTGGCCGCCTCTCCGGCAGGTACGGACCGGGGTCGCTTCTTCCCCGGCGGTGTCAGCCCGAGTTTTCGCGCCTCTGCCGCCGAAATTCGGATACCCATTATGGCCGCCCGTAGTAGACCGGGAACGCGGTGCCCTGAGCCTGCTGTTCTTCCTCAATCTCTTTGCCGATGTTGTTGCGGGCTTCAATCAAGGCCTTCGTCAATTCGCCGGGCAACGGGACCAGCTTGAACCGCTCGGTCTGCGGGTCAAACTCGAACGCAACCTTAACTTTGGTTCGGAAAGCCCGCTCTTGATGAATCGGAATCTCAAACTCAATGACGTCGGGGATATCATCCATGCCCGACACTTCGGCGAGCAACGACTTGGAGATTGATGCTTTGGATTTCTCCACGACGCCCGTGGCTTCTTGAGCCTTGCGAACATCAACACGCCGGGCCGATGTCAACAGCTTGGGATACGAGCCGTAGCATCCATACAGGGTCGTGCGGAGGATCAATACCAGTTCGGGCTGGGACAGGGCAATGCCATTGCCGGAATCATCCCAGTTGCAAATCGTTTCGAACTGGCTGGTGTAATGCAGCGAGTATGCAGCACTATCGCGCTGGTACTCCATCACATCGAAGGTGCAGAGAATCTTATTGTCATCGCACCAGATTTCGCACAGCTTGCTTTCGTAATGTTCAGCCCGAGTTTTCCCAATCGCCACCAGCGACTTAATATCAAGAGATTCGTGATTGACGGGCAAATCAGGAAACTCATTCCATAACCATGAACCGTTCTCGAATGCCATGAATCCATGGCTCGGCATCCCCGGCACTTGCTTCGTCGTCAGGATCTGCTTTTCGCCGGGGATCGCCTCGGCGAATTTCTTATACAGGGTCTCAATCGTTGCCGAATCCATGATTACTCCTTGTCGTCCAGGATATCGTTGATGGTTTGTTGATCAGGGTTGGGGCTGTCGGGCCGGTACACGATGCCGCCCGCGTTACTGTCGACCTTGCCGCGTAGCGTGTGCGAAGTGTTCGCGGGGAATTTCGCGTTGCACTTCACATCGATGTTCACTTCGTCGCGGACTTTGTGAAACGTCAGCTCAATCACAAGCTTGCGTTTCTGCCCATCGTGGCCACGGTCGTCGAGGTCGTCACTGATCTTCAACAATTGCCGATCGATCATCGCCCCAACAAGGCCATCGTCGAGGGTCGGAATCAGTTCAGCTGAGATGATTGCCTTTGGCATTTTGTCTCCAGTGTTTCAAGTGCCGGTCAATCCATTCGGATTCCGCCGGGGTAAGTTCAATGTCGCCGACATACATGTCTCGATAGATTACCGGAGCCGAAACCGCCAAGCATATCAGCCCCACGCCTGCGATAGCCAGAGTGTATCCCGTCTGCGGAATCGCGCTGGCGTGTGAGATCAGAATCCCGCCAATGACCGGCAGCATGTACAGGATCAGCGTTGAGATTTTATCTCTCATAGGTTTTCTTGTGCCTCATGCTCTCGCATCTTTTGCACGGCGGACTTCAATATTGAGGATATCGTATTACGGGTGACCCGTTTCTTTTTGGCGATCTGCAAGAGAGTGTATCCGTCTCGCATCATGGCCAAGACGTACTGCTCCCGCTTGTCCAACAGGTGAAAGTAATCCGTGATGTCGCGGGCCGGTTCTACCGTGGCCTTGAACTCAGCCTTGATGGTCGCGGCCTCGCCAATCTTAAACTCTCGGTCCTGGCCGCTGAGCATATCACGACGCCACGACATCAATCCCCAGCCGATAAACGTGCTCAACGCCCCGGGCTTGCCTTCTTTGACCCATGCTGCCACGGATCGCAACACGTGGGGCAATGCCGCCCGAACGGATTCATCCACGTCGGTTTCGCTGTCGACCAAGCGGAGAGCCTTTGCCGCTCGCATGGCGTCCCGGTGGCGTTTCCGCATAATCGAGCAGATAACGCGATAGTTATCGAGGATGTATTGCCACGCTTCAGCATGTACTTCCGCTGCAATCTCTTCGCAGTAGTCCTCAATCGTTAATTGCCGGATCAATGTTGTGTCCCCTGCAACTGTTATGAGTGTATCGGTGTTACTTGTCGCCGAAGTAGTAGGGCTTGATGATGTTCAACTCTCGAATGACCGCGTTGAGTGCCGCGTCCCGGCCCTTCGGTAAATTCACGCGAGCCGCTTCATAGCATCGCTTCCATTCGACGTCCTGAAGGAATGCCCCGAGCATCTTGGCGGCCTTCAAGGCGTCCACGATCAGGTGGGCGATGAGTGTGTACTCAGCCGACAGGGTTTGCGTTTGGTCCCGCATTATCAATCACTCCAAAGCGTTCTTTGAATTCCTTGATGGCGTCATCTGTTTTTTTCTGGAATGCTTCCCGAGATTCCGTCAAACGTGTCCCCTTGGGTTTCGGCTGCATGCCTTTCGTCATTTCTCGCAACATGTCGAGTGCTTCCGGCGAAGCCCGTTGGTTGATGTCTTCCTGCTCTTGCCGTCTCCGCTGCGACTCTTCCGCCGATTTGATCCTGGCACGCGCATCAATCGCACGGGTGGCAAGTTTGGCCATCTCGGTGACCAGGTCGTGAGAGTTCTTGATGTTCATCATGCAGGCCGGGTGTGTGGACTGTTTGAGAATGGTTTTTGCATCCTCAACCGTCAGCCCATGATCTGTAATCCAGATCGCCAGCACGGCCGAAAGGGTCAGCGGGGTATCCATGCCGAACCGAAGCTTATTCATGTTCCAGACCTTGAACGCTTCGTGTCGGAGTTCCGGCGGGAGAAGCCGCAAAGGCCTCTTCGTAACGTCGTGGAAGGTTTGCATGGTCAGCTCGAGCTGGTCCGCAACCTTCGCGGGCTGATTCCCTGTATTCACAAGTTTGTCTGACATTGTTTACTCCAAGCAGGATTGTGCGTTTTCGATCCAAATTTCGTTGTCACGATCGACTTTCGACTTGTAGCCTGACGGGTTCGCCGCTCCGCCCTGCCGGTTCGTGTTCTCAAACACGCCTTGGTAACCCTGCATGATCGAATGTTCTATCGCGGCGATTGTTCGCTCCTCGCCCCACGACACGAACTGGTGGAAAAACAGCCGGACCGCATCGAGGCTCATTCGCTTTTTGATCTTCACGCGGTGCCGCACCCAGGCCTCCCACGCTTCGCGGAACCGGTCGGACTTGAACGGCAGGTCCACGGCGAGCGGATCGAAGTTTGGATCCGCGGAGGCGACCTTGCGTTTCGTCGGGGGTGGCGGGGGTGAAACCGGAGGAGCCGTGGCGTCGTCGGTTTTCGGTCCCTCCCCCGTTGCGGGGGGAGGGGGGGTCTTACTGTCTTCTTTCTCTTCTCTTCTCTTCTCTTCTCTAGAGTGACATTTTTGCGTGACTGTCACGTTACTGTCATGTGACATGTCACTGTGACTGTCACGTAACGCGTCACGTGACATGTCACGTTTTTTCTGACGATGCAGACGTTGCCTTTCGGCATCAGCCGACTTCTTTGATGACTCTGGATCTGTGTTGAATTCCTCGTAAAATCTAGGGAAAACAATGCCTTCCTCGGTCACTGTGACCCATCCAACCTCGGCCATAGCTTCACCAAAGCCAGGCAGATCAGAGATGTCATTGATGACATCAATGGTTACACCTCGTATTACCAGATCGCTGCCGTCTCGCTTTCCTCTCACCCTTGCAACTCCCCAAACTGTGCTCAGTGCTCCGACCACAGCGTGACGCATCATGTGACGTGTCACAGCCATGTCACGTGACAGGAAGCGTGACACGTGTGACGCAAGCAGACCGTTCGGGCGTGTCAGAATTTCCGCCATGACGCATACTTTCGGGTCCCGGTAAAGGTCCGTCCGCATCTTGACCCAGTCGGTAGCCATGGTGGGGATCCTGGTGAGCTTCGATTCATGGGCAGAGAAAAGGCCGGCTTCATCGCCGGCCCGTGGAGCGTTGGTGTGATCAGCCGACGGCGGGAGCGGTAACTACATCACATCGTGGAACCTGCCGGAACTTCGGGGGCTTCGCTCCCTCATAGATGACCTGATAGAGAGAACCATTGTCCCAAACGTAACGGGGCAAAGTGGGGTCTGAATCGCCCTCGCAGCAATACTCCTCGCAGGCCTCGTTCAGCTCGATCTTTGCCTTCTCAAAGGCCTCTTCGGCAGCGATGTACCGCTTCCCGGCTTCGAGTAGCCGTTGAGCCGGGGGAAGGTCCTCAATGTTTTCAGTCGGGTTCATGCCTTTTCTCCGTTGTTGATGGTGAATGCAACGCGGACGTCATAGCCTGAGAAATCAACGTGGGATTTGCTGACCGTGGTGCCAGCTTGCAGGTAGTGGGCTTGAATGTGCTTGAGTAGGATTTCTTTGGCCTCGGGGATGCTGAAACACATCCGCACGGTGGGCCCAAGGATCTCGTTTTCCAGGTCCGCAAGGGGCGGAGGTACGATCAAAGGGCGTGGGTCGATTGTGCCGTTTTCGCTCACTTTAAGGTCTCCAGAAGTTAGAGAATTTCATGGGTCTAATGTGATTTGGTTGGTCCTGGCTGGACTCTGATATACTAAGCCTATACGCATAGGGTGTCAATGCGATAAGGCATGGAATTATTCAAATGGCGGACTTTGCCGAGAAACTTGCCGCAATGATGGGCGACCTATCCCAGTCGGAATTGGCTCGCCGGTCAGGCGTTTCTCAGATGAACATCTCGAAGTACATCAACCGCCTACACCGCCCCTCGTTCGACCACGTCCAGGCCCTCGCCGCCGCCCTGGGTTGCACTTGCCTTGATCTCTGCGACGACGAATTACCGATCGCTCCCCCGGAAGCCGTTGAGCCGCCGAAGAAGCGGGGAAGGCCGCGGAAGGATCAGGGGTGACCTGGCTTTACCTCGCCGACCAGGTGAGGGGACAACGTCATACGATTCATGACCTCGGCAAGTGAATCCACTTCCGGCAACTTGTAAGCGATACCTACAGGTTCGAGTGTGACGATCATCGGGAGCATTGCCCCGCAACAGCATCCGCATTCGTCGCATGGTGGGTCGCAGAGGGTCATGTCATCGGCCATCACGTCTTCTCCGGCAGGATCCGCACATAGGTGTTCCGATATTCCGCGTTGGCGTTGTTGTGCATGGACAGGAACTCACGGGCTTCTTCAACCGTGGCGTCTTTCTTCAACAATGCCAGCAACACGTCATGATAAACATCAAGGGTTTCTTCGAGGTTGTTGACGTAATTTGACCGCACTTCGAGGCCCAATGGCTCATCCTGCGATGCATGAGCTTCGAGGGCGGCCAATGCCGTTGCCGCCTGTTTTTGAAGGCCACTGAAGTTCAAGTAGAATGATAGTTTGGCCATCGACGACACCCTTATGATGAATGGAAATGGTGGCGGGCCCGGTTACCACCGGATCCCAGCCATAGAAACAGGATTGGACAACAAGCCCCGCCCGCCACCATGAATCACTTGTCTTTGATTGTGACAACGCTTGCGTCATATTTGGTATTGGTCAACACATCCCCTTCAAGGCAAAGGAAGTCGCGGGCTTCCTCGTGCGAAACGTCGCCTTTGAGAATGCCAAGAATGACGTCGCGGTAAAGGCAAAGGGCACTATCAATTTCGCCTATGCGATTCAGGCATTCCGAATGCGATTCTTCGGTCAGGATTTCGTCTTTCAGGAACGCATCATTTGTGTCTGCAATGATTTTAAGGGCATCGTTGGCATTCTTGAACGCCCCATTAAACGACCACCGCATTTTCATCGGGGTGAGTTCAGTTTGTTCGCTCATCTTCTTTCCTCTCAACATGAAGGTTTCCGTTTGCCGCGATGCTGGCCTACGGGTTTATCCATCTCTGTAATTCGCAAACTGTCATCGGGGTGATGCAGGCTTTGCCCCGCTGCCGCACGCTTGGCCATTACCTGGATCTTTTCTTCTGTGCCTGGTAATGCGTTTGTGGGCTGGTCCGGTTCGGTGATCATCGAGGGATGCGGAACACCACGGCGGCCGAAAATGGGACACACCGCGGGATATCGATCTTTGACGCCTGGCGTGTAATAGCATTTCCAGCACAAGCCACGGGGCCGATTGATTGATCGCCCTTCCCCACAATGCACGCACGGGGCGATCAGGTATGGTTTATTCCGATTCACCAATCGCCCTCGTTCATGTCTTCGGGGTAACGTGTGGCCATGGTTTTCGCAATCAACACCGCGTGACAGCGGATGCTCGGTTCACCTGGTCGCCAATCACCGCACCAGCAAGCCAATGGTACCCGCCCGCATTCCGTGTCTGCTCGAACGTCATGCAGGAGTTCATCGAGGTTGGAGAGGCCATTGAACCAGTCGAGGTATTTGTGGAGCGAGTTTGCATCGTCGCGGCCAAACGGGTTCGCGAGCGGGTGAGCCGGCAATCCGGCCCACTCTCGCCCGACATAATGAAACAGTGTGTCCATATTGCGGGGCCATTTGCCCCGGAGACTGATGACGCGGTAGGCCACCGTTATTTGCCCCGTCGTCTTGGATCCGGGACAATTCGAATGCCTGGTGTTCGGCACCGAGGTTCCGTCTGCAATGCGTCTGGCATTGTCGCCCGGCGACTTTCAATCAATTCTTCGAGACTCGCGTCAGTGTCCCTCTCTTCCTCAACGCATTCGTCGTAGAGATATTGATGATTCACGGGCAACACGCGGGCACAAATACGGCACCGGGCGACACGCTTAGCCATTGGGGGATTCCTTGATGAGGTCGGGGTAGTCGCCTTCGTCGAAGGCCATGGCAAAATCGTTCGCGACAAGGGGCAGAATGTACTCAGCGACGAACCCATCGCCTCGCCGGGAAATGAGCACTTCCCCTTCATCGGACCGACCATCGTCGGGCAACACAAGAACCTCATTCCCGTTTTCAAACCGCTCGGGGAATTCCGACTTCAATAGTTCCGCGATGATGCATTCGCCGCATTTATGCTGCACGCCCTTGATCCCCCGCTTCCGGCACTCGGCCGCGATCTCTTCGGGCGTGTTGAATGACTCGAGAAACGTCTGCATGTTTATGACTCCTCTGGGTTAAGTGTTGCATGGATCTGTAAAAGGCGATGGGCTGCAACTTCAGCCACTTGGGGGACTACGGCGTTTCCGAGGGCTCGGATGGGATCTCGCACCAGCCGACGGGGAACCCCATATACCATTCGCTCCAACGCGGGTTCAGAACCCCACCACCCCGACCCGATAAATGGGCTGCAATGTCGATCAGTTTCGCTCCTCCCGCAGTTTCCCGTTGAGACCGGCTCTTGAGCGATTCCGGACCACAAGTCGCATTCGATGCCGTCAGTGTCGGGGTCGTCTCCAGCCTTTGCACATATTCGTTGAGTGGCCTTCCTCCCTTGGCCCAAGTTTCCTCGCTGCACCGACCGTCCTTGTAATCGCGTGCGGTCAATGTTGGAGTTATTGGCCCGCGTGGCGTTCCGGTCTTCACATAATGCAATAGTTCGCCCCGACCTCCTCGATCCGCTGCCGTCGCGGTTAACGTTGGCGTCCCCTCCAAGGATTTCACCAGCCCCTTCAACGTCAATCTCTCTTTGCCCACCTGTCCGTTGTCCCGTTGATAATTGCCCTGATCCACCTCGGTGGCCCTTAAGGTAGGCGATGACGAACACACGTCGCCGCAACTGGGTACTTCCCACGGATCTTGCGGATATAGGCGACCATTGAGCATCAAACCCGAGCCGGGCAAGCTCTCCAAGTACGCATCCGAGGGGAGCGGGTCGTCCGGGTCCGACGGGAATAGCGATCCCTGGGACATTCTCAATAACCACGTATCGGGGTCGAAGTACGCGTATGATCCTGGCAAACTCCCACCACAATCCAGATCGCTCACCCTCAAGCCCTCCTCGTTTACCTGCAAGGCTCAAATCCTGACAAGGGAAGCCACCCGCAATAACATCAGGTCTCTCAAAGCCTTCTCCCGTGAATGTTGTGACGTCGTCCCATTGGGGCACATCAGGCCAGTGTTTGCGGAGCACCTTGCGACAGAATTCGCTCTTCTCCACCTGCCATACACATTGCAATCCGGCCCGCTCAAAACCTAAATCAAAAGCCCCCAATGCCTGAGAATAACGACCCAAATGTTAACATGGCATTGCCCCCTTTCATGTATCTGACTCTGTATAATGGCACCATGAGCAACGCATATACATACACAACGCCATTCACCGAAAATGAACTATATCGTGATTATGTTCAGCTTGGCATGACTCAAACAGAAATAGCGGCCAAATATGGTACTTCGCAAAAGGTCGTTTGGAGAGCCATGAAGAAAATGGGCGTGCCCACCAGGATAGCTGCGAAACGAAACCAAATTGGACCAAACAACTCGACATGGAAAGGCGGACGCGTTCTGAGTGCCAAGTCTAAACGACAACGCGGTGAACGGGCGGCGTTTGGCAATGGTTATTACTATGTCTTGATGCCAGATCATCCTAATGCAAACGTTTCTGGCTATGTTGCGGAGCATATTATAGTAATGACTAAGCACATAGGAAGGGCGTTGCAGCCCGGCGAAATGGTTCATCACATCAACCTCAATAAACATGACAACAATATAGAAAATCTTGCGCTAACCAGAGCCGCAGAACATGCAATTTGGCATGCCCAGCTTGAAGAACATGCCATAAAATTACTTCTTGAAACCGGCAGGATTCACTTCGACAAATCACGTGGTGGGTACGTCGCAAGCTAGATTTTCCCCCGCGTCTCGTGCTCGCTCCATTCATAATCCTCAATTTGCGGGGCGTGGATGATATCCCAGATCATCAATCCGCCACCGAATAAAACCACAAGTGCAAGTGCTGCCCAAATGCTCATGTTCAAATCCTCAATATGGTGAAAGAAAAAGTCCGTGGTTATGGGGGAAAGTGCTTAAACCCCGGGCACTCACGGTTTATCCCACAGCTGTTGGGCGTTTGGAGTCGCCCACGGGTCCCGCTGCCGGACGTGTGCAATCAGTCCGGTAACTTCTGGTCGGCTGGGTCATTAAACAGTTTGCCGTCATTGGGCTTGTCTGCGGACGATTTGTCCTTGGTTTCTTTCAACCGTTTGGCCAATTCTTCCGTCTTGGACTCTTGAATCTGAGGCGTTTCCGATGCCTCGCTGCCGAACATGAATGATGCGTCAAACGGGGAATCTGTCTCGGCCAACTCATCGATATTGACAGCGGTTTGCAACTCGGCGGACATGGGCAGATACTTGCACAATTTGATGATGCAAGTCTTCATTGACATGGCCTCGAAATGCTCATGCCACACGCCGCCGTTTTTCTGCATGGCAAACTTCATGCGGTGGAACTCGGCCTCGGCCCTGGTCATCGCGTGGAACACGGCACCCTGACGCGTCTGGCATGTCGCATAGAACGCCACGGCCTTCCGATTCTTGACGGCATCGAGGGTGTCATACTGGCCCGGCTTGTGCTCAATCCGCGGGCTTGTGCCGTACTCGACAACGAAATGATCCTTGTCATAAACCGTAGTGGCCGAGATCACACCGACCTGACCCGACCGGTTGACGAGTTGAATGTAACCCTTGTAGCCGGGAATCAGCGTTGCCTTGCCCTTGAATGGGATCAGGTAGGCCTGGCCCAACGCAGATCCCAGCATCAACCCCATTTGGCCCGCAACGATAGTGGCACCGAAAAGGCTTTCGGGCGTGCAATTCAGCAGACTGGGCGTTTTCTGACACTCGGTGTAAAGCGCCCGGAGCATGGCTGGAGCCTGCCCCCGCATGAATGCCGGAAGAGCATCGGACAGCGTGGCCTGAACCTGACTGCCCATCGCCTTCAACACGGTGAGGGATTGAGGTTTTCGATAATCTGAAGGAACAATAGCCTGACTCATGACTTTCCTTTCTTGACCCGCACATCGAACCGAACATACGCTTCACGACGAAACGCTTTGACTTCCCCGGCCGGAATCACTTTCCGGCTCATTGAGTATTCCCCGGCGATCGCTTTCTCTGCATCGCCCATCATTCCCACCAGCTGGCTCTTGACGTGGTCGGCCTGCTCTTTCGCGTCTTTCTCGATGGCCTTGAGCTGCTTGTAATCGGCGGCTAGCTTGACGGCGGTTTCATCAAGGATGAGCGATTTATCCGCGATGATCTGCTCGCAAATATCCGTCACCTTCTCGGATTCCTTCGACATCCAATCCGACGGAGGAGCCATTTGCCGGACAATGAATGTTGACCAAAACTCCTGCCCGATCGCTATCAGCAGGTGAATGAGATCCGGGTTGCGATCCATGCGATAGATGCGATGCTCGCCCGTCCCGGACAATGCCGAAATGTCAGCGCTGACGGCCGTCACGCATTCCATTTGCCACTGAGTTTGGACGATGTACCCGCTTGGCACCTGGTCCGTGAACTGCTCGCCCCAGACGTCAGAAAAGAACGGGGTGAACTTGGTTTCCACGGGTCGCCCAGCGTCAGCCGTCTGACGATCAAGGCTTGCGGCTGCCCACTCGTATTGAGGATGTCG